GTTTTTGTCTGCGGTCGCCATAAGGTTTGCAATCTTGGCATCCATATACTCGTTGATTTGACTGCTAGGAATTAAGTTGGCTTCAATTAAATATTCGTCGCCACCATCAAACGCGTTAACGTCCTCGTATACTCGCGCCTCGTTACGTGAAAGCCAGCCGCCGCGGATGCCTTTATTGTAGTAGTCTGCTCGCTCGTTGGCGGAGGCCCTCAATAGTGAGTTAAAATTAAATTTAAAGTAATAAGTTAGCTTGTCATTTTCTGTTAACAGCTTGCGGGCTAGTTCCTGCTCGATGTTAATAGCGTAAGACATTAAAGTACGCGCATAAAAATCTTGATATTCCTGCTCAACGCTTGACTTGATGCCTGCCGTTGCGCCTATCATAGAAGCAGGCACTCCAAAGATTCTTGCAATTTCTTCGCTGCTGAATTTACGGGTCTCAAGATACTGCGCCTCTTCAGGGCTTAGGCTTAATTTTTCCATCTTGATACCGTTAGGAAGCACAGCGCTACGGCTTGCCCCGTCTATAACATCGTCGAGGGATTTTTTTAACGGCCCTGCTTGGTCTATTTTTATCTGCGCGTCTGACGTTAACAAAAATTTCAATACTCCATTTTTATAAACGCCCGCGCTCTGGCTGATTGCTGCCAAGTCAATACCCAAAGTTTCTGCGTGCAATACTACTGGGCTCAAACCTACTAGCGGATTGTCCCCGCACATTCCTTTGAAGTGTAGCATTTCAGTCGCAGGGATCATGCCCGGGTATCCTGCAAGTGTAACCTTGTAAAATAAAAGGCCGTCCTGCATTACTGGCGTAACGTACTGCGGCGCGATTGGGTGCAACTCTATGCCGATGTTTCGCACGTCGCGATTAATAAAAGCGTAAGCGTTACCAGTTAGCGCCAAGTGGCTAGTCATATACTTGGTAAAATCGTATTTAGTTTGATAGGGATTCGGCTCGTTAGTTAAAGCTGTGGCGTAGTGGATTATTATTTGGTCCCTGTTCTGCCCGTCATCTTTATACAATTTCAAACCAAGCCCCGCGATTCCATCCGCAATAACTCTAACGCAAGCGTGCACGGATGCAATGCTTAGCGCCGTTGTATTATTTACGGCTTGGCCGCTTTTGGTTTGATAGCCAAAAATATTGTTTAAGGTATTTACAAACCAGTCCGCGGGTTGCGTTAGCATTGACCGCTTTTCTGTTTTCCGTTCCCAAAATCGTAGATTCATCGCCCGCAAATTACAACCTCTTTAATTCCGCCGTGTTAACAAATCTTATTTATTACGCCCCTGGGCTAGCCACCTGCAAAGAGCCGAACGAAATACGTCGTAGTTTTTATAGCGTGGCACTCCGTACCTTTCCAGATACTCGGCCTCCGTTGCGTTATAGGCATCCTCGTAAGTTCTAAACTTAGGAAGGTTAAAATAATACTTATTCATAAAATCGTCAACGAATCTCATAAGCTTATAAACCAAAAGTCTGTTTCTTTTTCTTTGGCAGCATCCTGCATAGCCGTACCCAATGCCATTACAATACTTACAGGCCCGTCGACCTTATCGCCGCTCTTTGCTTTGTTAATTTTAATATTGCCCGCTGGGTCGCTTGCTAGTAATACGTTACCCATCATCCAACGGGTAACTGGGTTGCCATCGTGTTTAAGTCTGCCGTCCTTTACTAGTCGCTCCAGTTCCTTAGTTGGGCTGCTCATTGAAATAAACCCCTGTCCGAAAGGAAACATAGTTAAGCCCTCATTTTGTAAATCAATTACTAACTGGCTAGCGTTGAAGCGGTCATAAGCAATGTCCTTAATTTCAAACTCCTGCGCAAGTTCTACTATCTGCGCCTTAATAAAATTATAATCCGTTACGTTTCCCTCGGTTGCAATTATCTGGCCGTCTGCAATCCATTGCCTAATACTTGCCCCTGCTGCGTCCTTTCTTTTGTAGGCTGCCTCGCTTGGCAAAAAATACCATGTGCGAATAGCCGAGGCCTCGGGCCAGTATAACGTAAACGCGCAAAAGTCTCCAGTGCTTGCCAAATCCAAACCGCCGTAACAAATCCCGTCCAATTCTCCACGCTCGGCGCACTCCATCCAAGTAGAGTCATTAATCCAAGTTAGCGCGGTGTCGGTCCACACATTTAACAGCTTAGTTTTAAATTCAACTTCTTTGTGCACAAATTCCTTTGCCTCGGTTAGCGCCTGCTCTAACTGACGCGGATAAACACTCACCCCCCAATTAGGGTTAGCCTTGGCCCAGTTCGCCGAGTCGGTCCAGTCGTCGCCTTCGTCTAGCGTATAGATTACAGAAAATAAAGCATCGTCTACAATAGCCCCAGATAAAACCGAGGCGCAGTAATTCCTATGCTTATAACACGGCGACTCACGATTAAAGCCTGCTGTTGTAATTGTAAATAACAACGGTTGCCTCCTTGCCCCCATCGAGTTGCGCAATACGTTATAAAGCTCATCGTTAGGGTGCGCGTGGTATTCGTCAATAACTGCAAAGTGCGTATTTAGTCCGTCCTGTTTACTTGGGTTCCACTCGAGGGGTTTGTAAATACTTTGCCCGTACAATATGCGCCTATTGTTTACAGAGTTGTTAACAGTCAACGCCTCGGCGAGCCAGTCTACATTTTGGCAAACTCTTACGCTTTCTGCAAATACCATCATTGCTTGGTCGAGTTTAGTCGCCGCCGAATAAACTTGCGCTGCACTTTCGCCGTCGGCCATTAAGCCGTAAAGCATAACCGCGGAGCTAAAAGTAGATTTACCATTTTTTCGTGGCACTTCCACATAAGCCCGCGTAAATCTTCGCGAGCCGTCTGGATTTAAGAAGCCAAACAAATTCCAAACGATAAACGCCTGCCACCCCTCCAACTTAAACGGCTTGCCCGCATAGTCGCCCGTGCTATGCTCGAGCTGTTCTATAAAGTCGATAGCGTGCTGCGCGTAGTTCTCTGAAAAACCCCAACCGCTTGCGCGATCTATTAGATACCTATTCACCGCGTTGCGCACGTGTTCGCACACAACTACGCGCCCACTCACTACACCCTCAATATATTGCTCAGCTATTCGCAAAGAAAAAATCTAAAGCTAACTGTGCTAAGTATTGGTTTCTGTAAAGGTGCGGCGTTTCGCTCCAGAGTCCATTTTTACCGCAAGGCTTAAATCCGCTGCCTTGGTTGCGTGTAATAATAAAATGCAAACCGCTTGGCTCTATGCGGAAGGTTACGCCTGCCGTTACTTCGACTGGCTCGGTTAATTCAATTTTCTTTTTCATGCTATTTTAGATTTTTGTAAAAGTTCTAATTTACTTACTGGAGCGCTCTTACCTGTTTCAATCTTGCCCCTCGCGCTTGGCGTTACTCCAAAGAGTTGCCCCATTTGTGTAGCTTGCTTAAGCGCTCGGCTTCTAACATCGTACCAAGGGCTAATCACTTTATCACCGAAACGATTTAATACAACTTCGCCCTCGGCCTCCGTCATTCCGCACGCTTTTTTATAAAGTCCTAACTCATTGCAGTACCCGGCAACTAATCCAAGATCAACGCCCGTTAACAAATGATTGTTTTTTAATTCCTTGCAAGTGATATCCCAGTACTCAAAGCCCAAAGCGTTTAAGTGCGCTGGAGGTTGTGGCACCCCTTCGCTTAGTTCGACAATCATAGGCGCGGCCAATTCTCTACTTCGCTCGACGGTGCCCTTCAAAATCTTAATTTCGGTTGGTATTCGTGGCCTTCCTTTCATATTTACAAATATAGTCTAAAATTTAGTACATTTATTTTTGCGCGGGTGTGAAAGAAAATAAGACCCGCGGTTTTGAGCACGTACCTCATAGATTATTACCCCCGTATGGGGTCGCATTTCTTTCTCGCGCGGACTTGGAGGCATGGCACGAATTGCACAGCGGTTGTAAGTTATCCATTGCCCAGAACTCGCCACCTAATCGCACTGGCTCGATGTGATCTACCATCTGCGCAACTGTCAGCAAGCCCAGCGATTCGCAGTTAACACATAACGGATTGCATTGCATTACCTGTTCGCGCACGTTACGCCATCGCGTAGTATTATACCGAACCTCGACGTAAGAACCTTTGACGTAAGGACGCTTAGGCTTTCCCTTGTCTGCCTTTGGTTTGTTAACGCTTGGCATCTAGGCTAAGGATTAGGTCCTGAAACTCTGCTAAGGTGCGCACTATCTTATAGGGTAGTCCTGCCTCAATGCAATGCGCCTCGAACTGTCTTTGCTCAGGGCTCTGAATACCTAGCTGAGTCTTTAGCTCGACGAACCCAACCCATCCCCTATATACAACTAACAAATCCGCTGCACCCTTATAGAGTCCTGTTGCCTTCATAGTAATAGCTGTCATCTTATCCCTTAGGCCGCCGTTAGGTATGCTCAGGATCATGCAACGCTTATCGTGGATCACATAGGTATTTTGATACCATAAATAAATACTTTGTTGTAATTGATTTTCATTCATATATATATATTCTTTAGTGTCCTATTTAGTGGAATATGCAATGTAGCCAATGCCAGTAAGGGATACAGCGTATTTTCTACACTTTCTACAGAGAGCACAAAATGCAATGTAGCCTGTGTAGGCTTAGGATACAGCCCCTTTCTACACTTTCTACAGAGAAATACAAAGACTTTGGAAAGTAGTAAATAGAAATTAGGTAAAATACAGGGTAGTATAATACGCTCAGCAATGTTATGTATTTTCGTGTAGAAAGTGTAGACAAACGCCAAAATCGACCTCAAACCCAAGCCTAGTAACGCTACAGAGAAAAGCCGTTTTTTAGTCATTTTGTAGCGTTTTTATCTTTCCGACCCTAAAAACTCGCTGGCTCTTGCCATTTAGTTTAGTTACCCGTTGCAAAAATCCCATGTTTTTTAACTCCATTCCGAGCTTACGAGTGTCAAAAATTTTCTGATTTGAGCACAACTCTAGGTAAATTTTAATTTCTGTATTGCTTAAATAAGTGCTATATTCGCCTTCTTTTGGGTTAAATAAAAATTGGTTTATTAATTCCGCCTCAAAATTAATAGCGTTAAATTCATCACTATTTTCGTTTAATTCTGCTATGTCAGCGCTTGATAGTTCCCACTTAAAGCCACTTTGGTATAAGTCATAAAAGGCCATAAATAGTGCGCATTTGTCAATAGCGTTGTATTGAGTTTGGTTGACTGCCGTTACATTGACTGGCAAAATACGGCGGTTGCCTGTTGGATCACTAATAAGCCCCAAATCGTTTGTAGTTCCTGCTAATACGGCCAAGCGTTTTAGATCTCGGTGGGTGCGTCCATAAGGCAAACGAATAGAGAAACTGGCTTTACTTGTTAGT